TGCCACATTGTTTCCTGTACTAGAAGCCGCATTGCCCCCAAACTTCCGTGGCTATGTCAAAGGTGATTTATTGTACATGTCAACCCCGCCTGTGGAAGCAGGCAACTATGTGTTCCGTCCCAACACTGTGGAATACCGAATCCCAGTCAAGAGCACTCTAGGACAACGCATTGGTAACTCAAACATTGGCATTGCCATACACTCAATGTATGCGGATGCAGGCGATGCACGTCAGCCCTTGAGTGGAATAGCGTTTAATCCAGTTCCTGGACTGATGTTGGAAAAGCCAGCCAGTCCTCGTCAACTTGAAACTGAAACCAACGCTGAAAAACAACTCAAACAGTTGATCAAGTCACAGGGTCAAGCAATTGACACCTTGTTCAACCCCACAGAATTGCGGGCACACAAGATCACGGACCTGGCAAAACTGTGCGTGGACTTTATCAACACCAAAGTGGGCGCACCACTCAACGGCGCCACGCTACTACCTGAGTTTGGCAAGTGGTTGGAAACAAAGGTCACTCCGCAAAAGTTCCGTAACATTGTGGAATACTTGAACAGCCCTACGTCAAATACTCCTGCTCTGGCAGCCGCATTTAACGCATTTAACTTGTTGCATGACGTCAAAATGCACCTGCTACGCCAGGCAGATACAGAGCACCCAGGGCAAGAGGGCTGGGTCATGGCCACCCCTGTAGGCTATGCAAAGGCGGTAAATAGATTTGATCCCAATGCATTTGCGGCTCAAAATAGACAGAGAAACAATCCGCAACAGGCGTGATTTTTCCAAACTGGCTAAATAAAAGCAGGTCCATAGAGGCCACTAACTTAAAGGAAATTTATCATGGCAGTATTTACAAAAGTAAACGGAACTACACAACCAGTATTTGCACTGGACGTGGCAAACGGTTCCATCGCAGGAACAGCTAACGTAGCAGCTCAAGGTCCAGTTCAGATCCAAGGTCCAAAACTTGACTTCTTCACTTTGACAGCTAACGCCGCGTTGACAAACGCCGGTAACGTTAACGGTTACTTGAACAACGTTTTGACAGCAGTTCAACAACTTGGTACAATCGCAATTTACCAAGCTGGTGCTACAGCTGGCACAATCAACTTGGCTATCTATCCAAGTGGTGCTTACACTACAACAACATTGGTTGCGGCCGCTCAAACAGCCAACGCCACTGGCGGCTTGAACATTGGTATTCCAACTGCCAACGTTGCTGCATCAGCCACATTCACTAACCTGTAATCAGTTTAGTTGATCACGCTGACCCTGGAATTAAAAACTCCAGGGTTTCTTTTTGGCATTAAATACTCATAGAATGAAGATCACATGCCGTACCCTTTTTGATTGCAGTCTTACCGGCGTTACCGGACACTACAGATCAAGCGAAATTCCTTTTGTGGACCGTGCCGGACAAACCATACACAATCAACATGACTGGAATCATTCGCGCAATCAGCAACGAAATTGGGAAACTTTGTTGCAGATCATTAGTCTTAGAACCCAGCCCGTTGACCTCACTGTGCCCGAGAAAAAAGACACAGCTTGGGAGTTTGAGTTCAGATCTGAGTCAGAAGGTGTGTTTGAAATGCATGGCAATCCAGACCCATTAGCCGGACTCAAACAAGATTGTGAAGGGGTTCCAATGATGTTGAATTTAACTGAAAAACCCAGCCTGGCACCTACTATCAGCACATCGGGCAACAATCAAAATATTTGGTTCTCTACGGTAAATAATGCATTGGAATAACAAAATGGCTGACACCACCGACATTGAAAAGAAAAGTCTTGAAGCACACGTTGAATTGTGTGCCCAACGCTATACTGCTTTAGAACAACGCATTGACGATGTCAAAACAGACACTGTGGAATTAAAAGCCACCATTCAAGAAGTGCATAGATTAGTACATAAAATGAGTGACAGTCGTAACACACAGTTGATTGGATGGGGAGTAGGAATCATTGGATTCTTGACAGCCGTCATAGGATACTTGGTTACTCACTACGTATTAAAATGACCCGAGACCAGAAACTAGAACAATGGGCCGAACGTGAGCTCAAACGCAATATCGATTCCATTATAATAAATGATGGTACTGGTTCTCTTGTGGTTTTTGGCAAGTATTGTATACAGCCGCAGGGCACTAGATATCAAGTCAGTACTTGGGACAAAACTATTCATTCATTCAGCACAAAAAAAACAGCCATGAGTTGGTGTACAACAGACCATCAACGCAATTACAATCTATCCAATCAGATTCTAGTGCTAGATCGTAAAAAACAAGTATTAGCGGCAGATATATACTGCCGACAAGTCATTGGCGAGCGTGGGCGAACAGAATCATTTTATGAAATCATAAACATGAAACTGCAACCCAAAATAGACCAGTACAACTCAGTCACAGCCGAACTAGAGAAATGTGTAAATCAGGCTAAATATATGCAAATTAAGGGATTCAATAATGAAACTGCAAGAACTATCGGCTCCAACGCCAAGTAAGCAAATAGCCAAAGTATTCGAAAGTTACTTTGGTAACCGCATTAGTTTTGACCAATTAACACCTGGTCAAACTCGAGTAATGTTGGGCAAAGTACGTGGCATCCTAGGCGAGCACCGCAAGACTTCTGCACGTCACAGCAGTGAGCAAGACCCACGTTATTTGCAATTGGTAATGATGGAACAGGCATTGAGCACACGTTTGAAAGAAAACGTCATGCCCCCCACACCAGGTTCTACACCTGCTCCTGGCACTGCACCTGCTCCTGCTCCCACAGCAGGCGCCGCCCCTAAAGATCCTAAACTAGCTGCCGCACTCAAGAAGTCTGCCGCTGGACAAACATTGAATCCTGAAGAACAAAAGCTAGTAGCTGGCGCTGCAATGATGCAGGCCGAAAGCCGCTTCCGTAGAATGGCACGTCGCCTGAACGAAAGCGAAATTCAACAAGCTCAAGTTGTATTGGCCGCTCAAGACATGGTTGACAAAATGCAAGCCATGTTGGAAGATGTAAGTGAACTACAGTTCAAAGAATTACCAGCTTTGGTTGACTCAATCAAGAATCAAGTTGGTGTTGATCAAGCCGCACAATTCAATGCAGACGCCACAGCCGCATTAACAGGCCTGTTACAAAACATTCAAGGTGCCAAGCAACAACTTGACGCCGCATTGGGTGTGGTAACTGGTCAGGCTCCTGCTGGTGCCGCAGCCGCTGGTGCTATGGGTGCTGACATTGCCGCAGGTGCAAGCGACATGGCCGCCTCAGGTGCTGACATGGCTGCCGCTGGCGCTATGGGTGCTGAAGCTGGTGCTGACATGGGTACAGATGCTGCATTGGATGCCGCAGCCGCTGACGCTGGTGCTGAACCTCCTGCCGCCGCGCTGGGCCGCGCCAAGAGATAATGAAAATATTTGAAGTTGACAGTAGCATGGGAATGGCGCCCACGCCTAACCCAGCACAACTGTCAGGCTTGGTACAGTTTCTCGATGGTCGTGCCAAGGACACCAATGCCAAAAAAGAAATCAGCCAGGATGCATTCATCAAACTGGCCAATGATTTGGACATCAATATCACTCCCCAAAATCTAGCCGATGTTGTGAGTCAAGAACCACTGAGTAACCTTTTGGAACCCATGGATCCAAACACAGGCGTGTTAGTGTTCAAAGGTGCAGGCGAACCAAATGTTGCTATGCCAGTGAACAAAGCACAGGACATTGTGGCCAGTGCTGCCAAATCGGCAATGAACAAAGACCGCGGAGTCTAATCAAACCTGTCAACCAAAGGTTGACACAAAACGTTAAATATAGTATACTCAACTATAGGAGGCGTATTATGAAAAAAGCTGTAATTTTTGTTTTGATGAGTGTGTTGGTCAGTACCAATGCATTGGCCTGGGGCGACCGTGAACAAGGCGCACTAGCAGGCATGGCCGCATTGTGGGCTTTCCAAAGACTCAACCAGGTTGATGCTCCTCCTCGAGTGGTTTACACACAGCCACAAACAGTGTATGTTGAACGTCCTGTGGTTGTACAACCTCAAGTGGTTGAATATCAACGCCAACAGTGTAGCCCTTGGGTTGAAACACGAAACTGGGACGGCACAGTGACTAGATCTAGAACTTGTAACTACTGATATGGCATACTCAGACAAAGTAATCGACCACTACGAAAATCCACGCAATGTGGGTAAATTTGAAATAGATGACACTATTGGTACCGGCATGGTTGGTGCGCCTGCATGCGGTGATGTAATGAAACTTCAAATCAAAGTAGAAAATGGCATTATTACGGACGCAAAATTTAAGACTTACGGCTGCGGCTCAGCAATTGCTTCAAGCTCGCTCATTACCGAAATGGTCAAAGGAATGTCGCTCGACGCCGCGGGAGCGATTAAGAATTCAGAGATTGCTGAAGAGCTCGCTCTCCCGCCAGTTAAAATCCATTGTTCAATCTTGGCCGAAGACGCGATCAAAGCCGCGGTAGACGACTATCGCAAAAAGCATGATCTCGTTCACTGATATTGCACGAAACAAAATCCAAAAACTAGTCACAGCCAAAGGCTATGCTGGCATTCGCCTTGGGGTCAAAACCACAGGTTGCTCCGGGCTTGCTTATGTGTTGGAATATGTTCGAGAATACACACCGGAACCCTACGTTATAAACTACGCACAGTCAGAGTTTGTTGTGCTAGTGAATCAAAAAGACAATGTGTATCTTCAAAACATGACAGTAGATTATGTGCGCCAGGGTCTAAACGAAGGATTTGAGTTTAGCAACCCCAATGAACGTGATCGTTGTGGTTGCGGGGAAAGTTTTCGAATATAGTTGACAATTGGACTATAATTGTCTATAATTGACTATAATTATGTATAATCCAAAATTTGATTACCAGCCCATTCCCAGAGTTACAATAGAGGGCAAACGTTACTACGCCACCCCAGATGGACAAAACTTACCGTCAGTAACCACAATCCTTGACAAAACCAAAAGCGAAGCCAGCAAGGCCGCCTTGCACAACTGGCGTCGAGCAGTAGGCGAAGCCAAAGCACAACAAATCACAACTGAAGCGGCCAACCGCGGCACCCGCATGCACACGTACCTAGAACGGTACATTAAAGAAGGTGCTGTTCCGCCGCGTGGATCTAATCCTTTCTCTTGGCCCAGTCATATCATGGCAGAAACTGTGATCAAGGACGGACTCAAAAACGTCAATGAATTTTGGGGTATTGAAGTTCCGTTGTATTTTCCCAGCGTGTACGCAGGTACCACAGACGGTGCGGGTATACACCTAAATGAAGAAGCCATACTGGACTACAAGCAAACCAACAAGCCCAAAAAGCGCGAGTGGATTGACGACTACTTTGTGCAACTGTGTGCCTACGCTGAAGCACATAACGAATTGCACGGCACACGGATACGCAAGGGTGTAATTTTAATGTGCGTCAAACCTGACCTAGATGAGCAACACAATATTGTTGGTAAACCACAATACCAAGAGTTTGTGCTTGAAGGCGCAGAATTTGAAAAATACCGCAACTTGTGGTGGAAAAAGGTTGAACAGTACTACATGCTAAATATGTGATATCCAAAGGACAATCACTGTGGCAATTGTACAAATATCACGAATCACACAACGCAAGGGTCTATTTAACGATCTACCCCAACCATTAGCTGGCGCTGAACTGGGCTGGGCAACTGACACCCGTCAACTTTTTATCGGTAACGGTACCTTGGCAGATGGTGCTCCTATTATTGGTAACACAGAAGTTCTTACTGAATTTTCTGACATCTTGAACTATGCCACTGAGTATACCTATAAAGGTGAAGCGGCCGGCTACACTGTTCAAACTGGCGCCACAGCAGGCACCCCGGTCAGTCAAAGTCTACAAAGCAGGCTGGACAGTTATGCCGTAATTACAGATTTTGGTGCCACTGGAGATGGTATTACAGATGTCACTGCTGACATCAATCGTGCATTAGATCAAATTTTTTGTCAAGACATCAATCCCAGTATCCGACGCAGTATTTTCTTCCCTGCCGGCACATATATCATCACAGACACATTGCTGATTCCACCTTACTGTAAACTCTACGGTGAAGGATCGGACAGCACAATTATCAGTTTCAATGTTCAACCTTGGACCTCTACAATCGCCTATGCTTCGGGTGTGTTGGTGCAAGATGGTGGTGTATACTACAGAAGCAGCGCCGCGGTGCCGATTGGTATTGCTATTGGTAATACCACTTATTGGGGAGTTGAAACATTGCCCGATTACATGTTTAGAACCACAGACAGTCTTCAACAAACTGGTGCCAATATTGGTACCGGTGGCGCATTGCCGCCGGGTCATGTGGAAATGTCCAGCATCAAATTCAAGGCCAATGTGCCCACCAGTGGTGCGCTAGTACAAGGCGCATTAGACTGTGTGTTTGACTGTGTGGCGTTTGAAGGCAACGGAACTGCGGCAACGCTTACTACTGCTACTCTTGCCACAGCTGGGGTGAGTTTTGCCAATCAAGGCAGCTACGTTTGTACCAATATTGTCTGGAACAATTGTATTTTTACTAAAATGTCTTGGGGTGTGAACACAGATGCGGCAGTTGAGGGAATAACGATTAGTAATTCAAGATTTGATACCTTGTTCCAAGGTGTGTACCTTGGCAATGTGGTACCTCCTGCTGTGGGCCCAACTGGTGTGCGCATAGTACAAAATACGTTTGATAATATCTATGCCGAAGGCATCACCATTGTGAATTGCAGTCTTAATGCCACGGCCTACAACACGTTCTACGAAGTAGGAAACAGTTTCAATGGTCAGTCCGCTCCAGTGACACCTGTGATTGATCTAGATGCCTCCAACAATGTCAGTGTTGGTGATATGTTTGAACGCACCACAGCACAATCAACAGCCTTGCATCCTCGCATAGCACTAAACGACAAAAATAATATTGCCCTGGGCATGAATGTCAACAACATCACATTATATCAAGATAATGTAGTAGATTTAACCTTGGCCAATCAGTTGAATGTGGGCACCTATACTCGTGTTGCTGGTATCAACGACATTATCAATGACAATGCCGGAGCCAATTTGGTATACGTAGCAGGAACATACTACAGTGGTTTTAAGATGGATTATACAATCAATCGAAGCGACTTTCGTAGAACAGGCACATTGACCGCAGTCAAAGGTCAGAGCACAACAGGCACAGGCTTTGTGTACACAGACGACTACTATGAAAATGGTGTAACCGGTGTAACACTAACTGCCGCGGCTGATGGCGCTAATGTACTGGTAAGTTATACTGCAACCAGCACCGGGTCAGATGGTGCAATTAATTATTCTATTACTAGTCTCGGTTCTCCTACTATTCCTAGTTAATGTGGCCTAAAACCTTTGCCGAAAGGCTTGAGAGTTGGGCACAACTCCGCCAACAAGCCGCCGCCGCCGATGTTGAATCTGCATTGTGTCAGATTAATTCCTGGTGGTTTCAAACTCCCTGGCGAGCATATCATTTGCACTGGGACGATCAAGCTGTTTGGCCTGATCCCTGGCAATTATTGAGCGATGATCTCTATTGTCCTCTTGCTCGCGGACTGGGAATACTGTATACTATAACAATGCTAGATCGACAAGATCTGCAGGATGCCGTTTTGGTAGAGGTAGATAGCGACAATTTAGTCCTGGTTGACAAAAAGAAATATATATTGAATTGGGATGCCAACTCTATTGTAAATATCAAACCTACACAATCACGAAGCCGACACAGCCTGACGCAAGAGCAAATAAAACAAAAAATTGGATAATAATGAAGCAAATAACAGTACAAAAACGTAGCGGTAGCCGCGAACCACTAGCATTGGAAAAATGGCAAGCGCAAATAGCCAAGGTGTGCGCAGGCATAGCAGATGTAAGCCAAAGCATGATCGAGATCAAGGCTCAGTTGCATTTTTACGATGGTATTACAACCAAAGAAATTGACGGTATCACGCTGAGAGCCATAGTGGATTTGATTGACGTAGAATCAAACCCAGATGTTGGACATACCAACTATCAGTATGTGGCTGGTAAACAACGACTATCCATGTTGCGTAAAGACGTATACGGTTCATACGATCCTCCCCACTTGTATGAGATTGTGAAAAAAAACGTAGCCACTGGCTTGTATACTCCTGAACTCCTGGAATGGTACTCAGAGGACGACTGGAACCGTATGAATGACATGATTGATCATGTGAAAGACGAACAGTATTCTTATGCGGCAGTTGAGCAACTGATTGAAAAGTATCTTGTTCGTAATCGTTCAACAAAGGAAATTTATGAAACTCCACAGGTTAGATACATGGTGGCAGCGGCAACTGTGTTTCACAAAGAAGAACCTAACTCAGCTCGTATGCGTTACATCAAAGAGTATTACCAGGCCGCCAGTGATGGTCTTTTTACTCTTGCTACTCCTGTACTGGCTGGCCTTGGTACTCCTACCAAACAGTTTAGTTCCTGTGTTCTTATTCGTAGCGATGATGATCTCGACTCTATTTTTGCCTCTGGGGAAATGATGGCCAAGTATGCCAGCAAGCGAGCTGGCATTGGCCTGGAGATTGGGCGCTTACGTCCGTTAGGCTCGCCTATACGTGGTGGCGAAATCATGCACACAGGCATGATACCATTTTTAAAGAAGTGGTTTGGCGATTTACGCTCATGCTCACAAGGAGGTATCCGCAATGCAAGTGCTACTGTATTCTATCCTATTTGGCATCTTCAGTTTGATGATCTTATTGTACTTAAAAACAATCAAGGAACCGAAGAAACCCGAGTCCGTCATATGGATTATGGGGTTGTGCTTAGTGCTTTCTTCTGGAGAAGATTCAAGAACCGAGAAAACATAACTTTCTTTGATCCCAACGAAGTACCTGAACTGTACGAAGCATTCTATGCCAACACTGAACGCTTTGAAAAACTGTATGTGGAATATGAAAAGCGCCGAGACCTGCGTACAAAGACCATGAGTGCTGAAGAAGTGTTCAAGTCGGGCATACTCAAAGAACGAACAGATACCGGACGTATCTATCTTGTGTTCATTGACAACGTTCAGAATCAAGGTTCGTTTGATACTGAATATCATACCATTTACCAGAGTAATCTTTGCTGTGAAATTCTCTTACCTACGAAACCATTTAAACGACTGGATGACGCTGATGGGCGAATCGCGTTGTGTACGCTTGGAAGTATTAACTGGGGTGCATTCAGGAATCCTGAAGACATGCGCCGAGCTTGTAGAATTCTGCAGAGATCCTTGTGTAATATCCTTGACTACCAAGACTTCCTGTCAATCCAATCGCAGTTATCCAATGACGAAATTCAGCCGCTTGGTATCGGTATTACTAACTTGGCTTACTGGCATGCCAAGCGCGGACTCCAATATGGTAACAAGGACGCTTTGGCCGAAGTCAAGAGCTGGATGGAACATCAGGCTTTCTACCTTACCGAAGCAACAGTTGAGCTTGCTAAGGAGCGGGGCCGTTGCAAAGATTCGGACCGCACCTGGTACGGTAGAGGTGTGTTTCCTTGGGAGAGACGAGCCCGAGGCGTAAATGAACTTGCCGATTTTGCACCTGAACTAAACTGGGAAAGTCTACGTGCTGACATGCGAGCATATGGTGTGCGTAATGCTACCTTGATGGCTATTGCACCTGTGGAAAGTTCTAGTGTGGTCATCAATAGCACCAATGGCATTGAAATGCCAATGAGCCTGATTTCTGTTAAAGAATCCAAGGCAGGTAGCCTTACACAGGTTGTACCTGAGTATCACAAGTTGAAAAACAAGTATCAAATGATGTGGGCACAAAAAGACTGTGACGGCTATTTGAAGACCGCGGCTGTGTTAGCGGCCTATGTTGATCAATCAATCTCAACAAATACATTCTACAATCCTGCACACTTTGCAGACCGTAAAGTTCCCACAACATTGATTGCTCGTAACTTGATGCAGGCACACCACTGGGGATTGAAAACATTCTACTACAGTCTGATCAACAAAGCAGGATCAAAACAAACTGCTGAAGCGGCACCTCTTGAGGTCATTGACTTTGATCTTGAGGAAGACTGCGAAGCCTGCAAGTTATGAACAGCATTGAAAAAGTTTGGGCCCGAGCCACCGGGCACTTGATGGGCGAGTCAGATCATGATCGTCCGGATGTGCCTATATTGACTCTTCGAGAAGCCCGATTGGCCTTGTTTTTCAAAACGTTTTGGGTTATAATACATGTTGTGACCTGTGGTTTCATCATAGCAAATACAATTAGACACTGGAACAATTAAATGTTAGAAACCTGTTGTGATATATTAGTAGATGCGTACAAACGCAATTGGATAACCAGTAGAGATGGCAATATCTCTATTCGTCATCACGACCGTGATCACTTTTATATCACACCGTCGGGTGTGCGCAAGCAGACAATGCAACCGGATCAATTTAAAAAGATTAAAATAATTGACAGCATCAGTGCTACTCCGCCTTTCTTGACTAAATCTTGGCAGGAGGAGCATTACACTGACATCAGTGCTAACCTCAAGCCTAGTGGAGAACTTCCGTTACATTTTGGTCTACAACGAGAAATGGGTCAACACCGCGACGAAGTCCGAGTAGTGGTGCATGTGCATCCAACCTATTGCATTGCGGCCATGCATGCTGGTATTGATCTAAGTACCATTAGCAATAGTTTTCCAGAACTCAATCGTTACACCCGAGTTGCACCCAATGTAGGAGATGTGGCACCTATCAGTCAAGAACTTGCTGATGCTTGTCACAGTAACTTGGGACTGGACCCAGAAGGCAATATCCAATTTGATATTGTGGGGATTAAAGGACATGGAGTTGTGGCCATTGATGTCACACCATGGCGTGCCTATGAGCATATTGAAAGATTAGAACATATTTGCAAGATAGTACTTGCATCAGGAAAACACAAATGAGTCGAGCACAATACAATTTAAAAACAAAAACAGACTATCTCAATAGAAAGATGTTCTTGGACCCAGCAGGCCCGGTAACTGTACAACGATTTGAAGAAGTCAAGTATAACAAACTGGTCAAGTATGAGCAAGAAGCACGTGGCTTCTTTTGGGTACCAGAAGAGATATCTCTAACTAAGGACGCACAAGACTTCAAAGATGCCTCAGATACTGTCAAACATATCTTTACATCAAACTTACTACGCCAAACAGCACTGGACAGTTTGCAAGGACGTGGACCAAGTCAAATATTCACACCTGTGGTATCAATCCCAGAACTAGAAGCCCTAGTCTACAACTGGACATTCTTTGAAACCAACATTCACAGTCGTAGTTACAGTCACATCATTCGTAACATCTACAACGTGCCCAAGGATGTGTTTAACACAATCCACGATACACAAGAGATTGTGGACATGGCGTCTAGTGTTGGCAATTACTATGACAAGTTACATTTGATCAATTGTGTTGTAGAAACTGGCGAAAAGATTGACGAAGAAAAACACATCAAAGCAATTTGGATGGCACTTAATGCTAGTTACGCACTAGAAGCATTCCGCTTCATGGTGAGTTTTGCCACAAGTTTAGCCATGGTAGAGAATCGTATCTTTATCGGCAATGGCAATATTATTCAGTTGATCCTGCAAGATGAAGTGTTACACAAAGAGTGGACTGGTTGGTTGATTAACCAGGTGGTCAAAGAAGATCCACGCTTTGCCGATGTCAAGGCCGAATGTGAAGGCGAAGTATATCAAATGTACTTAGATGTGATCCGTGAAGAAAAGGCCTGGGCTGACTATTTGTTCAACAAGGGTCCAGTGATCGGACTCAACGCAAACATTCTCAAAGACTTTGTGGACTTCACAGCATTCAACGCACTCAAAGAAATTGGGATCAAGTACGCAGAAGAACATCCACGTTCAACACCTATTCCTTGGTTTACCAAGCACGTGGACACCAGCAAGAAACAAACTGCACTCCAGGAGAACGAATCAACTAACTATGTTATTGGTGTCATGAGTGACTCAATTGATTACGACGAATTACCAGAACTATGAGAAATTTTATCAACATAATAGAAAATTTACAGGGCATCACCGACGCTTGGTTTGCTGATGGGTTCGACACTTTTAAAAATCCAGATAAAATTGAAAAATATGAGATTGCACAAAAACCTGGAGAGCTGACTCATCTTGAAAATCCAGACCCTGTACCTTACAAACCTGGTGATTACATCATGACAGGTCCCAACAACGAACAGTATGTGTTGAGTCCCGCTAAATTCAAAATTCTTAAGGACGATTTGGGCGGCGGTCGTTGCCAACCAAAGAAAATTCCAAAGGTTGCCAAGCTAGCCGATCATGATGGCTTTGTCACTGTGGATTGGGGTAATGGCCCGCAAAAATTATTTTACACTGCTGGTAATGACTATATTGTCAAGCACGGCCCTGGCGACTATGGTGTTGTTAAGACAGATATCTTTGCCAAGTCCTACGACAGATCAAATGAAGGAAAATAAAATGAAAGCCATTGTATGGAGCAAATATCATTGCCCTTACTGCGACCAAGCCAAGGCCTTGCTCAAGCAGAAGGGCATTGAGTTTGAAGAAAAGAAAATTGGTGATGGATACACCAAAGAAGACCTATTAGAAGCAGTCCCAAATGCTCGCACCGTGCCACAAATTTTTCTTGACGAAGAGCTAGTGGGAGGCTTCAATGAGCTCAAACAACGTCTCGCTTGATAGCATCACAATAGACTGGTTCCGACAAAACATTCCAGATTTTGACACCAAGCCCTTTTTCACTGCTGATTGGTTTTCAAACGGCTTGGCAAATTTTAACTTTGTCAAAGAGCATGCTGAACAAAAGCTATCTAGTATCTTGGAGATTGGATCTCACGAAGGCCGTGCCACTTGTTGGATGCTGGAAAACTTGTTGGCTGAAGATGGCACAATAACTTGTATTGATCCTTTTGGTAACACGCCACTGAATGCATACAAGAATGATGAGTTACCTGAACACCTTATCATTCAAGACATACACAAGCACAATACCGACCTAACAAAGTTGCCCACACAGTCAGTTGAGATCATGCCCGTCATGAGCTATCACGGCCTGGCGCAGTTAATTGTTGACCGTCGACAATTTGACCTTATATATGTAGATGGCAGTCACTGTTCTGACGCTGTGTTGGCAGATGCTACTATGGCATTTGGTCTACTTAAAAAAGAAGGCTACATGATCTTTGATGACTACTTGTGGAACGAATCCCCGGATGTGTTGGACCATCCTAAAATGTCCATTGATGCTTTTGTTAATATGTTTAGAAAGCATATTGCCATTGGCATGATCAATTATCAATACGTTATACAGAAAGTTTAAAATGCATATAGAAGCAGAAACAGGTAAAGTTTACACCTTCAAGTTGAACTCAGGAGAAGAACTCATTGCCAAGATCAAACTGGCCGGCGGAGAGTTTTTGGTTATTGAAAATCCTGTGAGCGTGGCGCCTGGACCACAAGGACTTGGTCTAGTGCCAAGTATGTTTACCGCAGATCCTGACGCAGAAATCATGCTAAATAGCAACAGTGTGTCGATTTATGCACTAACTGACGATTCAGTCAAGATGAAATACATCGAAGCCACAACTGGTATCAAAGTGCCAGAGAAAAAACTAATACTAGGATAATATGCCAGCAGTACAGAGAGACGGCGATGCAAACGCAGGTGGCGGAGTAGCTTCAGGGGGAGAGCCGTCAGTGCGTATCAATGGTCGTTCTGTAATGACTCCAGGTCAAAGTGTCACGCCCCACCCGCCGTATCCACGTAAAGGGCGTAATGGTCACAACAATGGCAGTCAGGCCACTGCTGGTGGTTCTGGATCAGTTAGGGCTGGTGGCAAACCTGTTGTTCTAACTGGCGATGCAGACACCTGCGGGCATGCTCGTGCCGGCGGCTCAGATAATGTAAGGGCCGGATAATGCCCAGTGTATTAACACCACTGCAATTGACTGTTGCGGCATCCATGTTGAACAATTCAGGGTTGCGTGGATTCCCAGCTGCATTGCAAACTGCCATTGCCACATTCAATACCACCACAGTGATCAGCAATTTTATTGCCGCAGTTAATTTTTATAAATCACAGACATTTGCCACTGAGTCAACATTGACCAGTCTCTTGAGCATTGGCAATACTGTGTGTCCAGCCCTGGGCAACAGCATACCTGCCAGTCCTGTGGGCACATACACTTATCTCAACAGTGAGTATCTCATTAACTACCTGGGTACCGTTGACGGATCCACAATTGATCCATCGGGATTTTCCAACCTGATTGAACAAACCTGTGCAGCCTATCTTGGCAATGGAGACTATGGTCGATTCAGTCAGGGTTTCATAGCTGTGCAAGGCTATATTGCCAGCACCAATCAATACATCAATTCAGCAGTGAATGCCAATCAATTTCTTGGACCAACCTTTACCAACATGGATTCCTTGACCACTGCAGGAATCAGTGGTGCAAACAGCGACCTTGAAACGTTTGGCACGGACTTGGCCAAGCAAGGTAATCTTGTGAATCTTCAAAACCTTGATCTTTACGGCACTCCTGCTGGACTTGTACAACAGATATCTCGCCTGGCCGGAGTCAACAGACAAGCTGTGCCTGCTTTACAATCGGCTCTGGCTACGGTAGGCCTCACAAACAGTGATATTGAAAATATTGTGACAGACAATCGCGTGGGTCTCAATAGACCCAATGGCCTCAGTCAAAACGACTTTGACCGCATACAAAAAAATGCCTACCTAGCATTGACATTGGTGTCTGGTGATGATCTAGATCAAGTTTTGTCAATTCTGGACGTGACAACTCCCAACATAACCAGCCTGGATCAGTTGTTGGATCCTACCAAGGTGTTTCCTTTGAGTTATCCCACCATGCTGACTCCCACACCTGCAGGGCCAGTGCCCATATTTGGTACGAATGGCAGTGTAAATTCCAGTATCACTCCCATTGTCAACTCATATCTGCCCACAGCATCGGGCTGTGACGAACTGGGAAAAATTATTCCACCTGCGGATGCAGTGGCCAACAAGGCCATTGAGGTGTCACTGAAACAAATCAACAACATTGTCACCGCCACACTGCCTGCCCTGGCCGAAACAGTTCTGGGCTCAACAGATCGCGACTGGGATCCAACACAAGAATATCTGGCCAATGATGTGGTCAAGGTAGACAATACATTTTATCGAGCCAAATCGCCAGGCTGTACTCCCAGCACATTCACAGTGCCACCGGGTGTGGACATTACCGACACTGACTACTGGGCAGAAACCACACTGGGTGGTCTCAGTACCATGGCCGATTTGCCATTGATACAAGCACAGACCACGCCAGTACCCGCTAGTGTGGCGCAATTCTTTGCAACTGAAGTGGCTACAGGTACAGGACCATGCGGAGTGCTTACCACTCTTGATGTACTGGGTCTAGCACTAGATAGCAACGACTTTGCCGCACGGCTTATTGACGTGGCTGATATTATTGACGGGCTTGGCACTGGTCTAGATGATTTATCTCAAATCTACATTGACATGTTGAGTTCAGCAAATGATGCCGCTATGATAACACTCATTGCTAATGCCAATGCAGAAATAGCAAGTATTAATTCAGTGCATCCGTCTCAAGTGGCAACAATGAACACCGCATGGACCTACATAGCCAACTTGATGAACCTGAGTGCCAAGTATACCAGCCAGGCCGGGGTTGATTATTTTGTGTTGCTACCGGGCGACACCGGTAGCACAAAGAGTTTTGTACAAAATTTACCACAATATGGTTTGCTCACAGCCTCGGGTGATGCCGCTGAGTTTTTAGAAAGCCTTGCTGACGTCACAACCTTGGGCGGTCAGGCCATTGTGGGTGCCATGAGAGAAGGTCGCAATCAAGCAAAATTAAACACCAGTGGCTTGTACAACAACACTCAAATACCCAGCGATGCAGTGGTGGCACCAATCCCAGTAATATCTCCAGTTAACACATAAAACGGCTAGATTGAGGTTGATTTTGTGTTGACTTAGTACAAACACGCATATATAATAACGTATGACTAACAATCATTCTACTTTTAAAAGGAAAATCTAATGAAAAAATTTGCAATTGCAACCATGATCGCTCTCGCTGCTACCGCAGCCTCTGCACTGGAAGTTGGTGTTACTACCGCACGTGATTATACTGGCACTGACCGTAATGCCGCTGGAGTTACTGTTGGCGAGAAGTTTGGTGCCGTGACATTGACCGCTGGCTTTGACCGTACCAATGGTGGTGCCAACGATCAAGATCGTTTCAGCTTGGTTGCTGGTTATGATGTTGCCAAACTGGGCCCTGTTTCTGTTGCAGTCAAGGGCGGCGCCGCTTACCTCAACAACCAAACTGGTCAAGACGGTTATGCTGCCTTGATTGGTGTGGGTGCTAGTTTGCCAGTTAGCAAGAAAGTGGCCCTGACTGTGGATGCTACTCGTCAATACGGTCAAGACCGTGTCAACAGTTTTGATGGCAATCGTGTTACTGCTGGCCTTAAATACAGCTTCTAAAAAATAATACTTTAGTACTACAAAACCCTGCCCTGTGCAGGGTTTTCTTTTGGTTGACCAATAATTGCCCTTTTGCTATAATTAGAACATGAAAACAAAAAAGGAAAAGAAGATGACAAAAATCAAAAAGCCAACCCTGGGCGAACTGTTCCGCAAACGACTGGGACTCAAACCAACTCTAAATCAGTTGTTGGTCAAGCGGTTGCGTGGTTGACCGAATATTCCCAATTTGTTATAATACTTGTACAGAAACTTAACAGGAGACCAAGATGGAAAAACTCAGCACTATTCAGCAAATCAATTCTGCTATCATGTTTGGTAATCTCTCTAATGTAGAACTGGAATCTGTAATTTCGGCAGTGAAGTTTGCACGAGCCAGCCTGGCCAAGCAAAACAAACGAGCATTCCAGCCAGGCGACTCTGTGAAGTTCACCAGCAATCGCAATGGCCTGACTTATGTTGGCACAGTTAACAAAGTCAAAATCAAATTCGTTCTTGTCAAGACCAATGCAGGCTTGTTCAATGTACCGGCCAACATGCTAGAGGCCGCATGACATTCCGCGCATGGTTGCGAGAGATGTGGTATGACCATCTCGACGAACTTGTGTCATTGGGCACTTTGCCGCCCAATTATGAGTTGAAAGAATACTTTAACAAATACAAATATTGGCTCAAACGTCAATACCGTTATCAACAAGGAGCAAAATAATGGGTCTCGACATGTATGCATACACCGCCGCCAAGGCCAATGCAGACTACGAAACTGGTCAACGTGAACTTGCCTACTGGCGCAAGCATCCTAACCTACATGGTTGGATGGAACAACTTGCTGAATCTAAAAATGTAGAGTACAGTACATTCAACGGCGTTGAACTAGAACTCACTTGGGAGGATCTAGACAAACTGGAACATGCAATAACGCATGACCAATTGCCTCCCACACGAGGTTTCTTCTTTGGTGACTTCGCAGACGACTACTACAAAGCACAAGATCTTGAATTTATCAAGAAGGCCCGAGCAGAATTGTTCTTGGGTTTAAAAGTGTTTTATAACTCCTCATGGTAAGGCTGTAAATAATGAATGAAACTGACTTCTCAAACGAAAGGTTTGACAGCATAGTGGCGGCAGGATGGATCCGTGATCTAGAAAGTTCGGACAGCCGTATACACAAAGAAAAAACAATTGAAAAAGCTCTGATGGCCGCCAAGTTGGGCAGTGCCGATGCACAGTGTTTTCTCTTTAACTGCTACCAGGCTTATAATCCTTTCTATACATTTAACATCCGTCAGGTACCCGAGACACAGGGGCTGACTGGTAGGCCTAACCCTTGGACAAAATTTTGGGCCTTGCTGGAAGCTCTGCGTACCCGATACATCACAGGCAATCGTGCCCGTGACAGTGTTGAATCTATTAGCCAAGAATTTGATTCGGACGAATGGAACAACTTGGCCCGGCGGGTGTTGATCAAAGACCTGCGTTGCGGCATCTCAGAAAAGACCCTGAACAAAGTACTAGGCAAGACTGAGTACAAGATTCCTGTGTTTACTTGTCAGCTGGCGCAGGACTCTACAGACCAACCCAAAAAGCTCAAAGGCATCAAACGTCTGGAAGTCAAACTGGATGGTGTGCGTGTGTTGGCAGTGGTCGACGGCAGTAATGTTACCTTGTTCAGTCGCAATGGCAAAGAGTTTGAAAACTTTCCGCAGATTGCAGATGCTGTAGAAGATGCCCGCAAGCACTTTCAATATGGTCGTGGCACCGGCGGGCGTTTTGTACTGGACGGTGAGATTGTGGGCGAGAGTTTTCAAAAGCTCATGAAACAGGCACATCGCAAAAGTGATGCCCGAACTGATGGCATGGTGTACCACATTTTTGATATTATTCCGTTGGATAGTTTCCAAGAAGGGCATTGTAACATACAACAGCACAAACGCATTGAATGGATTGATAGTGCCAAGGAGCGTCTGCTTGAAACACCTTGCCTGCGAATCATGAATGGCCTAGACGTGGACTTGGACACAGCCGAGGGACACGATATCATGAACCGTTTTGCGCAGGACGCTGTGGCCGAAGGTTTCGAAGGCATTATGATCAAGAATATGGAAGCACCTTATGAGTGCAAACGTTCAGACTTTTGGATGAAATGGAAACCCACTATTAGTGTTGATCTCAATATTGTGGGTTTCGAACAAGGAACTGGTCGCAATGCGGGCCGGTTGGGTGCTATAATTTGTGAAGGAGAAGACAATGACCGTAGAATTCGCGTTAATGTTGGCAGTGGCTTTAGTGATGCTGTTCGTGATGAGTATTGGGCCGCAAGGGATAACTTGCTTGGTCACTTGGTTGAAGTCCAAGCGGACGCAGTCACACAAAACCAAGACGGAACATACTCCCTGAGATTCCCGCGCTTTTTGCGCTTCCGTGATTTTGATGCAGGAAATAAATTATGAAAATTGGACTTAGTTATAGTCGCTGTGTTCGTGACATTGTAGAAAACAAAGTTGATATCAGTGATGTTCTGGTCATTGTTGCTCGCACAGACTTTGATCCACGTGATGATGCACAATGGTCGGGTATCTGGGCAGGCTATAGTGGCGGCTCATTTCTAAACACAAATATGGAATGGGGCGATACTGATTACACGGAACAAGATTTCCGTGATGTCAGTATTGAATTATGGAATCAAGGCAAGTTCCACCAGCCCCGCAAGTTCGGTGCTCACCCCCGACGCCTGCCGTACTACTGGTTAGAAACTGTGGTATCAGACAGCGACCTAGAAAACTCGCCCACTGTAAAAGACGCTTGGAACAAATTCCAACTGGTATCTGGCCTTCGAGGCACCCCACTGAAAGCACACAATGAGTAAACGAGTAGGACCCATCACCCTGGACGGCGACGCCGCTGATCGCATTACGTTGCTTAACTTGAAAGAGTTCCGTGGCTATCTCAAGAAAGAGCTCAGTGACTGGAAAAAGAATCCCAAAACTGAAGACAATCCCAACGGCTATTGGTTGCATCCTGAAGACGTTGGCAACAACATCCGCATAATCGAAGCATTGAACCTAGTGATCAAACAATACGAATGACACCCAAATCAGCAAAAGGTCTTCGCGGCCACATTATCGACAGCTTTGACGGCACCTACTTCTTTCGGGTGTATGATGCAGATCACAACTTCACAGATTACGATTTGCGTCATTGCGATTTGACTGTGGTAATTGATGACGAAGATGCGTTTTTGTACGAGGACGAATTTAGTGCAAGACTGGACCATGCACCTGCGACTTTGGGGGAACACAAATGAAAAAGATCTACTACGAAAAACATGGTCGGAGATACGTGCCGGTGGCAGAGTACGACAACGACTTCATGGACAGTTTTACCAAAGGCAATCATCTTGTGATGAGCTATCCTGGTGGAACTAGTCGTAGGTTCAATATCGATCCCAACTATGCGGCCATGATTGCGGCAGGCCGAGTGGCCGAAGATGCTGTGTGCAAGGCCATAAACAAGGCTAGTGAAATGCGTCCAGCACGTACTCCTATTACTCCTGCACAACAAAGAGCTTGGAAAAAATTGGCCAAGGAGTTTGGTGATGAATTGTGTACTTTGCATGGTGCTAGCACTCGAGATATTGCTGAGGCCGCAGTAACAGCCATGCAGGCAGAAGCAGATAAATTAATGAGACACGAGAGTGTAAAACGTGCATACGAACAATTCCTGTTGGTATGCCAATTAACCAAGAAGGAGAATGCATAATGTATGCAACAACAATTGACAGTTATCGAGACGCCGCAGGCGTAAACCAGGCCATGGGCCGTGTGTATGGGCACATGATGCTGGCAGTGCTGACCAGCATGTTCGTCAGTTATGCTGTGGGTACCAACCCGGGCATGGTTGAATTTTTCTTCACAGGCATCATGAAGTGGATTGTGATCTTTGCACCCTTGGTGGCAGTGTTTGGTGTCACCATGGTGCTGGGCAACAACCCCAGCAAAGGTGTGGCACAGTTGTGCTTGCATGGCTTTGCGGCACTCATGGGCTTGAGCTTTGCAATGATCTTTGTGGTCTTTACCATGGGGTCAATCTTCACTGCCTTCATGGGCGCGGCTGTGCTGTTTGGCACCATGAGTGCGTATGGATACTTTACCAAACAAAGCCTTGACTCTGTGGGCAAGTATGCTTTTGTTGCTTTGATCGCCATCTGCATTGCCAGTATTGTTAATATCTTTATTGGCAGCACCGTGATGCAGATGGTGATCTCCGCAATTGCAATCTTGGTGTTTTTGGCACTCACAGCATACGACACTCAAACCATTCGTGAGATGGTGGCACGTGAAGACTGTACTGTGGCACAAGAAGTATCCGGCGCACTCTCATTGTACCTGGACTTTATTAATATTTTCATTCACCTACTCCAACTGTTTGGTATAATGAACAAGGACGACTAATGTATATTTCATCTCGAAACGGCGACATACAGTTGCCGTGGGAACCGGGTCTGTTGGAATGGTTACAGGAACACTATCCAGCTTCAAAATATTTTTTAATGGAGAACTAAAATGTCAACATGGGTATTAACAACTCTAGAAAAGAAAAACGTTGTAGAGACTGAGTTCTGGACCAAGGACGGAAATACTATCAAACGCAGTACTGGATTTCGTTGGGGCAAGGTCTATTGTGAAAGCGACGAAAAGCCCGATATTGATTTAGAGAATCCCGACGGCATTAGTGTATTTGACTGTGGCTATGACTTTGAACTTGACAGTTTAGATGATGGTTGCTGGGCCGAAGTTGAGTATCCTGAAGACATGAGCCAAGAAGAACAAGAGCGCATGGACGAACTATGGGATGAAGACAGCTACGATGGCTGGGAAAACGAAGGCTGGAGTCAAGATGATTCAGAAACTTGGTTCAATGGGCCGTTGAGTCTAGAGGAAGAATAATGGCCACGATTACAGAACAAGAAAAACTGATTGAAGTACTCAAGTTTACTCCACGCACCTACAAGATTCAATTGTGGGGGTATGGTGGTGAGTACATCATGGGCACAGTGGATCGCAAGATCTATGACTACTTCCGCTATCGCAGACTGGACCTAAGTGACTTTGCTTGGGATAGTGATTATGCAGAAGACAACAACATTCCCGAGGAAATGTGGCCATTCACACCGGGTAGTTACTATGACTGCGATGACATTTGCCACGAACACGGTGTTGACCGTAATGCTGGTACACTACAGATCCTAGACGAAAACGAAGAAATTGTTTATGAAAAGCGACTGGAAGACATCTCAGGCATGGGTGCAGATGGTGACGAGCCTGAACCCGAATGGGGCGGCGGCGAGGAATACTGGATTGGTATGAAGCCTGTGGGCACTGTGGTGTTCTTTGGTATCAGCAACGAGAAGGGCACTTTCTTTGAAGGTGAACTTCCACTTACTCAACCATTTAACGTTGCCCGACTTGAACTGGGCTATGACGAAATTGATGGCAACGACATTATTACCAATGTCAAATATGATGGCGAACAGATTGACAACTGGGGCGGCGACACAAACGGCAAAAGCAGTGATTTTGGTTTCTACTTGGTCAAGGATTCAAACACCTGGCAAAAATATTGCACTGTGGACGATATTGAGTATGAAATGACTGAATGGTTCCCCAAGAAAGTCAAACCGGTGCATGTTGGTCAGTACATGATCAAAACTGCTGGTAAAAATTCATGGGAGCATCGAGGACTATGGACCGGAACCAATTGGGTCAGCAGTTGGTGCGAGCCACAAGATTATGACAACCCAGAAAAACTAATCAAAATCAAAGAGTGGCGCGGTATTGCATACAATCCCGACGAACTGGAACTCCGTGAAGATTTTGATAAACTTGTTGTAGAATTCAACAATTAAGTCTTGACACCGCCATCACTTTTCTTGTATAATGTACATGTGCATGAGCAAGGAGATTGGTGGCGATCTAATGGTATGAGCGGGGTGATCGATTCGCCCGGGCCCGACATAGCCGTGGCAAGTAGATATAATGCCCACTAGGTTGAGACACTGTCCAAGACTCAGCAATGAGTCAAAACCGGCTGGTACCCGGTGTATGCTTCAGTTGGAAATCACAGTGAAAGGAAGTTTAAATGTCTGTTAAAATAGAAGCCTCTGATTCCACGCTTCCGTCCCTTGACTCTCTTAAAACAACGGCTTTGCCCATGCACAAATTATATTTTGAACTGAGTGATGTTGACACATGGTACACTATCATGCGAGAAGCACGGGCTCAGTTTGGCAAGAACTGGCGTAGTCAAGCACACGTCAAACGACGACTAGAACATGCCAGCCTCTGGCGAATGGGCGGTTGTGCAGAACGTGTGTGGTTTGAAGTGCCAGATCCCAAGTTTGGAACCTGGGTAGCAATTAAACATGCTGTTAGACAGGTGCAATCACCCGGTAAATAATACTCTATGATATTTGGTTCTGCTATTCTCGCCACCGCGTTGTTGTTAAGCATGGTGGCTGCTTATTACTCAGTAGCCGGATTGGTGGCCATTTTCAGTGCGGCAACCATTCCGGTTATCATCATGGGCGGCAGCCTGGAACTGGGTAAGATTGCAGCTACAGTATGGTTGCACAATAACTGGAAACGTGCTGGTTGGGCGTTCAAGTTTTATCTTGTGCCTGCTGTGGCTTTTCTCATGATACTGACTAGTATGGGTATCTTTGGATACCTGTCAAAAGCACACAGTGACCAAAGTCTAGTGAGTGGCGACGTACAAAGCAAAATTGCCATCTACGACGAAAAGATTCGAATAGCAAAGGACAATATAGATGCGAACCGGAAGGCGCTTAAACAGATGGATGAAGCTGTGGACCAAGTTATGGGTCGAAGCAGTGATGAAAAAGGTGCCGACAAAGCTGTTGCAATCCGGCGAGCACAGCAAAAAGAACGTGCAAGACTTCAATCCGAGATTGCGGCCGAACAGAAAACAATTGCCGCCGTTAGCGAAGAACGTGCGCCGATCGCTGCCGAGGTTCGTAAGGTTGAAGCAGAAGTAGGCCCAATCAAATACATTGCAGCCTTGCTCTACGGTGACAATCCAGACACCAATCTGCTAGAACGTGCAGTGCGTTGGATGATCATAATGATTGTGCTGGTGTTTGACCCATTGGCTCTGTGTCTAATTCTAGCAGCCAACAAACAGTTTGAGTGGGCTCGACAAGGCACCGGAGGCTTTGTACATGATGAGCCCAAATACGAGCCCGACGACGGTCCGCTAACACAAAAACAAGTTGATCAAATCCAACAATCTGTTACCGCATTTCAAACAGACCAGCTTGATGATCCTATACCTTGCTACAAGTGTAGTACGCCACTAGTTGACGCTCCTGGTATTGGTCTATTCTGTCCTAACCGTAAATGTGATGTTATGGACAATGTTAAAGGTGAAGATCCCATTGAGTTGTCAATTTCCACTCAAGAGATCTCAAGCATAGAACAACCTAGCGACCATGTAGAACTACCCGATGACTATTGGGATCACGAAGCAGAAAATCAAATCAAAGCCGCTATTACAAAATGGAAAGCTGATAATCCTCACGATACCTTGAAGAATCAACGTTTCAAACTAATCCGGGGTGAAATTTCTCAGTTGCCTTGGATGGGGTTACTAGCTGACAACGAGTCAAGAAAAGAGATAAACAGTGGGTTTGGTACACAGTTTCCATCACATGCCGAACGTGGCGATACCTTTGTAAGAGTTGACCGTCTGCCCACTATGGTCTATAAGTACAATGGTAAAGACTGGATAGAAGTTGACAAAAATCTAACAGATAGTTATACTTACGATATTGCTTATATTGATCACTTGATAGAGCGCATTGCATCTGGCGAGTATGATGCTGAACTATTAAGTGAAATCGAGCGTGAGCAAGTGTCCCAACGTTTACAATCAAATACAAATACAAACACATGAAATCAAATGATCAAATCACATCCTGCAGTTTTTGTGGAAAACACAAAGATGTTGTGGCTAAACTTATTGTAGGTGAAGGTGTTGCCATATGCAATGAGTGTGTGGAGCTATGTGAGACATTGCTGAAAGATGAAAATTTTGCCGGTACAGTTAGTTCTCCTGTTGTGATGGATCCTGAACACATAAAAAATCATCTAGATCAGTATGTGATTGGTCAGGACCGTGCCAAACAGGTACTAAGTGTAGCAGTTGTAAATCATTACAAACGCATTAGTAATCCAGACACTGACACTGAAATTGAAAAGTGTAACATTCTCATGCTTGGCCCAACAGGGTCCGGCAAAACATTGTTGGCACGTAGTGTAGCACGTTACTTGGATGTACCGTTTGTGATTGCTGATGCCACAAGTCTTACTGAAGCAGGTTATGTAGGTGATGACGTTGAGAGCTTGATTTCTAGACTGTTTGCCGCATCAGGTGGTGACATTGCCAAAACACAGCGTGGTATTGTGTTCATTGACGAAATTGACAAGATCAGCCGTCGTAGTGAAAGTGCTTCAATCACTCGAGATGTTAGTGGTGAAGGTGTACAACAGGCCTTGCTTAAACTGGTAGAAGGCACCAAGTGCAGAGTCACTCCCACGGGCAATCGCAAGCATCCTAGTGGTGACATGATTGAGATTGACACCACCAACATCTTGTTTATTGCTGGCGGTGCATTTGTGGGGCTTGATGCAGTGGTAAAAAATCGTGTGCGTGGAACTTCGATTGGTTTTAGTGCCAGAGTCAAGGATGACACAGAAACACACCTGGACCAAGTCACACCAGAAGACTTGATCAAGTTTGGTATGATTCCAGAGTTTGTTGGGCGATTCCCTAGCTGGGTTGCACTTAACGAACTCAGCAAAGAAGATCTAATCCGCATCTTGCTGGATGTCAAGCACAGTTACATTGCACAATACTCTTGGTTGTTCGAACAAGACAAAGTAGAACTAGAATTCAGTGCAGAAGCCTTGGAAATGATTGCAGATCGCACTATCTTAAACAAAACTGGTGCTAGAGGTTTGCACAGTGAGCTAGAACGTGTGTTACTCCCCCATATGTTTTATTTGGCCCGTTATCGTAGGGAAGGAGTAAACCGCGTGTTTATTGATGCAGATCAGGTAAATACCCCTACAGAACTAAAGGAAGCAAATGGAAAAGCTAAGGGGTAGATCAGTACTGGTCACAGACGGTAACGTAGACAAAGCTCTACGTAAATTTAAAAAGAAAATTCAGACATCGGGCATCTTGGATGATGTTCGTGCCAAAGAATTTTACGAAAAACCCACTACAGAACGCAAACGTAAAAAATCTGCCGCCGCTAATCGCTGGCGTAAAAAACTAGCCGAACAAGCCTTGCCCAAAAAACTTTATTGATAATGAGTTTTCGTGTATAATAAATAAACATGTAGTGCCCATGGTGGGGCTACATTATTAGTCATCTTGCTTATAAAGGAGAAAACAAATGACAAAAACTCTCACCCTTCGTTCTTTCGACATTCCCGCACTCACCAAATTTGGTATCGGTTTCGATAACATGTTTGATGAACTCATGCGTGTGAGTGCTCAACAATCCAGCACAAACTATCCACCTTATGATATTGTACAAGTCAATGAAGACGAGTACATGATCTCAGTGGCAGTGGCCGGCTTTGGGCATGATAACCTTACAGTGACCAAGGACAAAAAATTCTTGATCATTGAAGGCAAGCACAGCCGTGAAACTGTGGAGAATGACGATGCCACTGCAAAATACCTGCATAAAGGTATTAGTGAAAGAAGTTTCCGCAGAGAATTCCAACTTGCGGATCATGTGGAAATCAGCAATGCTCACCTTGAACTTGGTATTTTAAGCGTTCACTTGCGACGTGAAGTGCCTGAAGAAGCCAAGCCAAAGACTATTGCTATCACATACACTTCATAATATAATAGTGTAAATACAGTAGGGACGCGGTGTCCCTACTGATTACAAGGAAACAAAATGGCACAAAGCGAAACCAAAACTAGAATCAAACCTTTAGAATCTGTGCAAGAGCCTCCCTTGTACCGTGTGGTCTATCTCAATGACAATCAAACCACATATGAATTTGTGGTAGAAACCTTGATCGAATACTTTGACTACACTACAGAAACCGCAGAACAGATTACCGTAGACATTCACGAAGCAGGATCAGCTGTGGTGGCAGTACTACCATATGAGATTGCCGAACAAAAAGGTGTGGAAGTGACCATGCTGGCACGAGCTCAAAGTTATCCACTACAGATCAAACTAGAACCAGAACCTGTTGGTTAAAAATCAATCACAATGCGTTGTGGATAGTACACATGCCGTGAATATTTGGTATGTTGTCGTCCACGACAGTTGTTGACAAATCGAATACCCGACCGTGTTTGGTCTACTGATCCATGGTAGTGTCCAAAACACCAAGTATGAATCTTGTTTTCGGTGTCGGCTGCCATGGCCTGCATCATGAGTCTGTTGCCCATGGTATTGAATTTCATGTGACCATCTAGATCGATATCATGAGCAATCAATGCCGGATCAGGCACAGTATGAGTAACCATTACAATCTTTTGCACATCTGTGTGTCGCTGTAGTTTTTGAACACTGGCAATCATGTAACTGGCATCAGTATTGCTGAGTCTCGCTATGTTTTTGGTGGCTGCGGAGCTCATGTTGTATTTTTCTTGAACCCACTGGTCCACTTGGACTGGATCAATTCCCAGATCAAAATCAAATCCAAACCAGCCATTGGTGCCTAGAATAGCAACTCCATCAACAATTACCACGTTGTCTTGTAAATACACTATATTGGGTATGCGTTTGATGCGCCGCACAAGATCACTGTAACTGGAACCAAGATCTTCAAGATAATTATAATGCTCGTCATTTCCGTCAATGTAAAACACAGCCTGATAGCATCGTCCAAGATGTCTAAGTGTACGTGTGACTGTGTCGCGATCTCGAGCAATATCTCCGGCAACTATGCACACTGGGCTAGTGGCTTGATAGTGCCAATCAAGTTGGTCCCAGGTCTCCACGTGTAGGTCAGAAATTAAATCAAATGCAAAACTCATGATACATATTTAAAAGGAAACAACATGAACATAATATTTGGCGACGCCATCAAAGAGATTCCCGACAGTTTCACAATATTAGAACTAGACACATTTTGTGCGCCCAACAACGTGTTACAAACAGCATACTGCGTGGTAGAAATCATGCCCTTGTCAGAATTTGCCACGCTGGAAGACTATAAAAAAATACATGCTGATCTTGTAAAGTTCTATCGAGAACGTCAATGGAACTATTGTGAACATGCAATCGAAGGACTCATGGGACGTTGGAATGGTGAGCTTGACACATTCTACACCAATCTATTGAGTCGTGTGATGCACTTGAAAGAAAACCCGCCGTCAGATGACTGGGATGGATTTTACACACTAAAAAGTTAACAGGCATTGTTATTGACCAGTTGAAGAATGATTTATTTGGTCAATCGTAGTCAAGGCGTGATTCATATTAGTACGAAACTCGTCAACGATTTGTTGTTGCCACGACATTGAAAAGAACAATTTTTTATTTCGCTGAGCTATTTCGTCTAGATTTTGATATAAATTCTCTTTTTCTACGTCAGGTAAATGTGATATGCGTAACATTTCGGCCACAATTGCCTCAAGTCTTTCCAGTGCATCCGGTATAGTATCATAGGTTTCGTTGATAAACTCTGAAAAAGTTTCAAATCCATAGCTGCGAAGATATTCTAAACTACCATAGGTGGAGGCCAATATAAAAGGTTGACCACATGCTATTGGACGCAAAATTTTTTCTGTTAGGTGCAATCTTGAGTCGTCAAACAAAGTTTCAAGCACCACCTCTATTCTAGTGTTTTGATAATCTTGACCTACATAGTCGGCACTACTGTTACTGTTGGCTTGACTACTAGGAAACTCAAGTGGTAAGTTACTATTTTTGGTAGAAAATTTTGGATTTACAAATGTGTGATTTAGATAATGTTGATTATTATCTATTTCAGAAAACCAAGTAAGACAGTATTGATGAAGTTTGTGTTTGCTTAAAAGGTCGGCAAATTTGATCCGGTATTCTCTTGTTCCAGACCAAGCACGATTGTAAATTAAAAAATCGTGTTTGATATTTTTTTTATTCAACGCAGGATCAATTTCAGCATATCTAAACCAATCAAGTGCAATCAACCCATGGCTCCACCAATACACTGGTATAAATTCTAAGTTTTTATATTTTTTGAGTTCCGGTGAGCGTTTTTCAGAATGTATCAATACTGTGTTAACTTCAAATGCTCCAATCAGTCCAGCTGCCCATTTTAGATTCATTTTAGGCATTACTTGTTTACAAATTTGTTTATACTTTTCGATATTATGTTCATCTAAATATTTTAATTCATGTTTAATGGAATCAAGATCATTTACGTCTATTTCATTATATAGGTCAAAATTTAAAGGTTCTTGATCATGGCAAAAAATATAATTTTTATGCAAAATTAATAATTGATTATCAAACCGTAATGGTTTGACATCTTCTAGTTTTCTTGAGCCGTGTGGAAAAAAGCGATAAATTATTAGATCGTCACGGTTGCAAACATCGTGCAAAAAGTTGTATAATCTATCTAAAGGAACACTCATATGAAGAAAATTGGATTTATTGGTATTGGCAAACTGGGACTTGACTGCGCAGAAGTCATGGCCGAGAAGCACGAAGTCAGAGGTTACGATATTTACCCGCGAGTCAGCGACTCGGTAAAAGTTTGCGATATTGATGAATTGGTCAATGAAAGCGAATGGATTTTTATTGCTGTGCCCACCCCACACGCTGAAGGCTATGATGGCTCGGTGCCCAGCTCACACATGGAGCCTCGGGACTTTGGTCATGACGCGGTGATCAGTGCCATCAACAATGTCAACCGGTATGCCAAGAGCCCCAAGAAGGTGGTGTTGATCTCCACAGTATTACCGGGCACCACACGCCGCAAGTTTTTCCCACTGCTAGACAAGCAACATCAGTTCTTGTACAACCCTTATCTAATTGCTATGGGCTCAGTAAAGTGGGACATGGTCAACCCCGAGATGGTCATGATTGGTACCGAAGATGGCAACCCCAATGCACTAGCCGGCGAATTAATTGACTTGTACAAGACTATGATGGTGAACGATCCTCGCTATGAGATTGGCACATGGGACGAATGTGAAGCAATGAAGATTTTCTACAACACATTTATTAGTGCTAAGGTTGGCCTTGTGAACATGATTCAAGACTTTGCATTACGTATTGGTCATATCAACGTTGACGTTGTTACAGATGCCCTGGCACGTTCAACTATGCGTATCATGGGACCTAAGTACATGACCGCAGGCATGGGCGATGCAGGTGCATGTCACCCACGTGACAACATTGCCTTGCGTTGGTTGGCTAAAGAATATGACATTGGCTACGACTTGTTTGACACAGTGATGCATGCTAGAGAAATTCAAGCCAAGAACCTTGCCATGTTCCTAGTCGAACAGGCCAAACAACACGGCATGAGCATTGTGATTCATGGCAAAGCCTACAAGCCTGATGTTGAATATTGTATTGGATCATACTCTACCTTGGTAGGACATTATGTTAAACAAGCAGGGTTTGGCGTAAGATATCTTGATCCCTTGGCAGATGATCCTGCTGAAGTTATTACAGAACTGGCAGGACCCGCAGTTATATTGTGGGCGCACAATCGCAAGATCACTTATGAGTACACTGGTGATCAACCTGACACGTTGCCGTATTGTCCAATCCCACATGGTAGTGTAGTGGTTGATCCATGGCGTAAACTTCCACAGATTGAGAACTTGACTGTGGTACATTATGGCAACACACGAAATTCTTAAATATCATATTCCCAAGTTTTGGGATGATGAGTTCAAGCAACTCAACTACATCAATGAAACATTCAACGATGTTGAAAGCCTGGAGCGTTGGACTGCTTTAGGTTATGCCAACCGGTTCACCGGGGACATGTGCGACATGCGCAGTCCACAACCAAGTTGGAATGATCGTTTTTTAAACATTTACCGTGAACTGGGCTGGAAAGACATTGGCACTAGTTACTATAGAATGGGCACTGGTACTATTCTTCCAACTCACGGTGATCTGTACCTGCGTTATGTTGACTTGTTCAACCTCCGGGGGCAAGAACAACGCATACGCAGAGCCATTGTGTTCTTGGAAGACTGGAAACCAGGACACTATTTTGAAGGCAACAATGATGCCAAGGTCAATTGGCGGGCAGGAGATGTAGTTGAGTGGTGTTACGATGCACCACACTTGGCCGCCAACCTTGGGCTAGAACCAAGGTACACATTACAAATCACAGGATGGGTATGATTAACAGTTGCAACGAGTGGAGTCCACTAAAACGTATAGTAGTAGGTTCGGCCACCGACGCCAACTGGCCTGTAACTGATCCTGTGTTTGCCAAAGAATCAGAAAAAACAACCTGGAAAGAAACGCCTGTTCCACGTGGACCTGTTTCACAACGAATCATAGATGAAGCCAATGAAGATCTAGATACTCTAGCAACCACACTGATCGGCCTAGGTGTAGAAGTCTTACGCCCGGATCCACTCAACTTCCAGGTTCACGATGGCATGTACAATTATTGCCCACGCGACAGACTTCTTGTACACGGCTCAACTATTATCAATCCTGCCATGATGTATCCTTGCAGAGATATGGAACTGCAATGCTATCATGACATTGTGGACGAAGCAGACCATTATTTGTTCATGCCTCGAAACGAAGGCATGGTATTGGATGCGGCCAATGTATGCAGGCTAGGCGACCGGATGTTGTTTTTGGAATCAGCTTCAGGTAACCGCAAAGCCTATGAATGGTTGTGTGATGTGTTTCCTGACGTTGAAATTGAACTGTGTAATTTTTACTCAGGTGTGCATATTGATTCGACCATCGTGCCCTTGCGCGAAGGCGTGGTCATGCTCAATGCCAGCCGTGTGAGTTTTGATACAGTACCTCGAGTATTTGACGGCTGGCACAAGATCTGGGTAAACGAAGTGGTAGCACAAGGTTTTCACGAGTACCCATATGCATCAAAATGGATAGCAATGAACATGTTGGTGGTTGATCCACACACTGTGATATGTGACAAAAACCAAACCGAATTGATTCGAACACTCCGAAGTTACCAATTTGAAGTGATACCTTTGGAATTGCGCCATTCACGTACTTTGGGCGGTGGTTTCCATTGTGTTACACTTGACCTAGAACGCGGTTGACTAATATTCAAAAATGCTGTATAATTACAGCATGACTACACCTATTACTCCTCGCATTGGTTTTTGTTGCAAATGGCTAAATGACCCCACGGAATGTGGCGGCATGAAAGTCAATGCCAAAGACCGTGATCTAAACGGGCGGTCCACTACCATGCGCTGGCTCCGCGAGCACAAAGACGAAGCCGAACAGCGTCAGTGGGACATTATGAATCACAATGCGTCAGCGGCTGTGAAGATGATTGAGCGTGTGGGCACCTTGCCTCCTGAACGGCGCATGGTGCGGCTGGGCAGTGAGATGCTACAAGGCTACACTGAGAAAGATTGGATTGACTGGTGGCAACAACGTGAAATTCAAGATCACTGCGAACAAATTTTTAAACCGGTGGGCGATACTGCTCGGCGGCTTGGCGTTCGGTTATCCTTTCATCCAGGGCAATTTTGTGTACTGGCAAGTGAGAGTGATGAGATTGTGGAACGAAGCATCCTCGAATTTGAATATCATGCTGACATGGCACGGTGGATGGGCTACGGCGAGACCTGGCATGATCATGGATTCAAGATCAATGTACACCTGTCAGGCAAAGGCGGCCCTGCTAAGTTTTTGCAAACACTCAAACGATTGAGTCCCGAGGCTCGCAACCTCATAACTATTGAAAATGATGAGATGACAAATGGATTGGACACTACTTTGGCTGTGGCTCAGCATGTGGCTCTTGTGTTGGATGTACACCACCACTGGATCAACACCGGGGAATACATCGAACCGCAGGACGTTCGTACAAGTCGGGTTATTGACAGCTGGCGCGGTGTTCGTCCTGCAATGCATTTTAGTACTAGTCGCGAGGACATTTTGGTCGACCATGTTCGAACAGCTCGACCAGACCTTGCTGAACTTCTTGCTAGAGGTTATAAGAAACAGAAGCTCCGAGCACACAGTGATTTCTGTTGGAATTCGGCCGTGAACGAGTGGGTGCTAGGCTTTCGTGATCAGTTTGATATACAAGTAGAAGCCAAGGGCAAGAACTTGGCCAGTGAACAACTTTATGAACAATATATTTCTCAACATCTTTGATTGGATAAGAAGTGACTACAGAACTAACCCGTTTAGGTTCGTCGTGGAAGTACTGGCTTGGGCTGTGTCTATTGGGTGCAGTATTACGATGGCTGCCACTGTACCTAATCCCCCTCTCGTTGTACTTTACCCTATTTGGATTGCTGGTTGTGCTATGTACGCTTGGGCTGCTTGGACTCGTCAATCGTTTGGTATGTTGGCCAACTACATTCTTTTAGTCACTATTGATACTGTGGGTTTGCTACGTATGATTTTGTAACAAAATTGTAACACAAATTGGCCTAAATACATACAAAGGCAATGTATGGCAAATGACACTAAATCGCTAGCGGGATTCCTAGAAGTATTTGAGGGCAGGCTCAATAAGATGCGAGCCACCCTTAAAACAGAGTTTGCTAAAAGTAAGTCTGAGAGATGTCGTACTACTATTAAACGCATCACACATGATGCTAGAAAACTTAAAAAAACATTAAAACAGGTCAAAGAAGAACATAAAAAAACATGTCCGCATTGTAACGGCATTTTGTAAAACCGACCACAACAATAGAGTGGCGCTGGAACTCGTAACCAGCAGATACCCCAGGTCCTGGGGTATTTTTTAGGTGTTATAAAACTGTCAAAAAATCACGGTCAATAAATACTGCATGAAACCCACCATAGCCTTGTTCATTCACGATCCCAAATGTAGTGTACAAAGCGGCAATGGACTCATGCGAGCTCTGGGTGACCATTACAAATTTAAAATATTTGCAAAAAGCAAATTAGAAGATGTGTTTTTTGATGATGTGGACATGATCGCTGTGCCCGGTGGGTTCGGTGATGCTGATTCGTTTGACGGACTGTTC